TTTTTGTTATTTTTATTTTTATTATTAATATTATTTTTATTTTTGTTATTAATATTATTTACATTTTTGTTATTAATATTATTTTTATTTTTTTTATCAATATTATTTTTGTTATTAATATTAGACATTTGATATATTACCCATAAATCAGAACCAAAAATTTTATCACCTAGATAGTCGTTTGTTAAATATTCATAAGGTAAATATCCATATCCTTTGTCTCCCCAAATAGATCCCCAGGAGTTTCTAAATATCCAACTATTACTAGTGTAACCTACAATACTGACCGCATGATAACCGTAACTTTTTTCACCTTTTTTAGGCATCGGAATTACTCCTGTAGCTGTTGCAACATTACTTTCAAAGGATTCAAAAATAGGTATACCAACCACAAATGGGTATCCACTAGCTAAACAATTTTTCATTTCATCCAATGTATTTCTAATATTTTTTACAGATAACGCTTTAAAATTTCTAGCTTGTTGATAACAGAATGGTAAAGGTTTTACATTAAATTTATTAGTATCATAAGGCCATGTAACTTGTCTACATACTCCTAATTCTTGTAAACATTTTATACCATCACGTAAATATGCACCTGAATCTTCATTTACCGTATTTATGCGTTCTCTTTCAATATAATAGAGAAATAAAGTGGAAGGAACTAGTGCATTTTTATAAATATAGCCAACGATTCCAGCGAGTGCAAACGCAGTGCAAGCACCTAATTGTCCTTGATTTTGGATAGGTGCACATTTATTTCTTAAATTAACTGATATGGGTAAAGATTTAAGCTTAGGTAAAGATATAAAATTTAGTTTTGATGGATGTTCTTTTCCCATTTTTGGTAAATATTGTCTTCCAGATTTGCTAGTAATCATTTTTTCATTCATTAGTAAAATAAGATTATATTTTTACTTTTACAAATTTTATTAGTTTTTATAAAATATTTGTCATTTCTATATATAAATAAAATTGAAAAATAATTAAAAGATAGAGATAAATATATAGATATAATAATGGAATCAATCGCCAAAAATCAGAATCAGAATCAAAATCAAAATCAAAATCAAAATAGAAGAAAAGAACGAAGAGAAATAAAAATATCGTCGGTATATTCTAGATGTTTAATTACTAGAAATATTGTTTTGCCTATCACTGCAGTAGGTAAAAATATTTTAGAAGTAATTGAACAAAATGTTTCTGCTAATTTTGAAGGAAAATGTATTGTAGAAGGATATGTAAGAATAGGTTCAAGTAAAATTATTACCTATTCAAGTGGTGTTATTAGTCGTGGTATAAACATTTCATTTGAAGTAGTATTTGAATGCGATGTTTGTTTTCCAGTAGAGGGAATGTTAATCTCATGTATAGCAAAAAATATAACAAAGGCTGGTATTCGTGCAGATAGTGCAGATGAAGAACCTTCTCCTGTGGTGGTTTTTGTCGCAAAAGATCATAATTACAATAACGATGCGTTTTCAGAAGTTAAAGAAGGTGATAAATTTAATGTTCGCGTTATTGGTCAGAGGTTTGAATTGAATGATAAATATGTTTCTATTATTGGAGAGTTAGTAAAACCAAAAATAACAAGAGATGGTGGAAATTTTGAATATACAAAACCAAAAATTATTATAGAGAATTAAATATTAATTTATATATCTTTAAATTCATACAACTTATTCATGATATCTAATGCTAATTCTTTTACTATTATCTTTTATTTTTTGTACCATTATTTATTTTAGTATAGTTATTTATCATTCTCTATTTTATAAATGGCAACTTTTCAAAGTTCAACTGTTCAAAGTGGTAATTTCTATTCTGTAGCGATCAATGGACAATATGCAGTAGCAGGAAGTGGTGGTGGTGGTGGAATTTATTATTCTTCTGATTCTGGTGCTACATGGACAAATTCTTTAACATCTGGTAATTTCTATTCTGTAGCAATCAATGGATCATATGCAATAGCAGGAAGTTTTAGTGATTCAGGAATTTATTCTTCTTCTAATTATGGTGCTACATGGACAAATTCTTTAACAACTGGTTTTTTCTTTTCTGTAGCAATGTATGGACCATATGCAATAGCAGGAAGTGGTAGTGATTTAGGAATTTATTTTTCTTCTGATTATGGTGCTACATGGACACCATCAAATATTCAAACTAGTAGTTTCTATTCTGTAGCAATCAATGGATCATATGCAGTAGCAGGAAGTATTAATGATTTAGGCATTTATTCTTCTTCTGATTCTGGTGCTACATGGACACCATCAAATATTCAAACTGGTAGTTTCTATTCTGTAGCAATCAATGGATCATATGCAGTAGCAGGAAATGATAATGATTCAGGCATTTATTCTTCTTCTGATTATGGTGCTACATGGACAAATTCAAGCGTTTCAACTGGTAGTTTCTATTCTGTAGCAATCAATGGATCATATGCAGTAGCAGGAAGTGGTAGTAATTCAGGAATTTATTCTTCTTCTGATTCTGGTGCTACATGGACAAGATCAAATGTTAAAACTGGTTTTTTCTATTCTGTAGCAATCAATGGATCATATGCAGTAGCAGGAAGTTATAGTAATTCAGGAATTTATTCTTCTTCTGATTCTGGTGCTACATGGACAAGATCAAATGTTAAAACTGGTGATTTCAATTCTGTAGCAATCAATGATAATAATTTTTCTATTGCAGGAAGTGTTAGTTATTCAGGAATTTATTACACGCCATCACCATTATGTCTCAATCATGATACAAAAATACTTTGTTTAACTCAAGAAGGAGAAAAGTATGTTGCTATACAAGATTTACGGCAAGGAGATTTGGTGAAATCTTATTTACATGGATTCCGTAAAATTCAATGTATTGGAAAGAATACGATGATTAATAATCCAAAACATTGGAATCTAAGTATGTGGAAAATGGAAAAAACAGATTCCAATGACTTAATTAAAGATTTAACTGTGTTAGGTGGTCATTCATTACTAGTAGATTCATTAAGTGAAGAAATAAAAGAAAAATATAAAGAAAATAATTGTTTTGATGGTGAATTTCCTACCATTGACGGAAAATTATTATTGCTTGCAGGATTTAATGAATCATTTGTTCAATTAAAAGACACAAATGTATACACCTATTACCAATTAATATTAGAAAATGAAGGAGATGTTGATAGAAGATTTGGTATTTGGGCAAATGGTGTCTTAGTAGAAACTCCAACGGAAGAACAATTTCATAAAATAAAATGGTGTAAAATGGATTAAAGTGGATTATTAAATATTAATTTATTTAAAAATAAAATTTAAACAGATTGTCATATTATCTATTATATAAATTACAACATGGAAGTTTCTTTTACTACAAATGAAATAAATAATTACTCGGTTAGTGAACTAAATTATATAAGAGAAACCATTGAAAATATGAATAAGTTTAATCAAGTGGAAATTCTTAGAATATTAAATAGTCATGATACTGTAACCTTAAATGAGAATAAATATGGAATTCATATAAATTTATCTGAATTAGATAAAGATATTATTCATGAATTATCTGTATATATTAATTATGTTATTACACAAGAAAAAACGTTGAATTTAGTAGAGAAGCAAAAAGAGGACTATAAAAACACATATTTTACAAAAGATATTAAAGATAACAGCAAATTATTTAGTAGTAAGTAAATTTTATAATGACTTTTGATCATAATTTAATTCATTCTTTAAAAATTTTTTCTTTAGATGAAATGTTTATTGAAAAGTTTTTACAAATTCAACATAAAGAAATTAAAAAAAGTATTGATAAAAAAAATAATAATGATCAAATAACAAAAACAAAACCAAGAGAAACTTTTTTTATACCAAAAGAAAAAGACAAATTATTTTGGTGTTTTTTTATAATGAAAAATGACTTTATACAGTACGAAATGATTGAAAACAAAAATTATGTTCTAGAAAAAAAAATAAAAATAGAATATGTTGAAAAAATCAGAAAAGATAAACAACTTATTAAAACATATAAATTTACATCTTTGACAAATATGGAAAATAATTTGGTGAATGAGGAAAAAATAAATATAGGAACTTTTTTATCCCTATGTGTATTTGAAAATATCAATATTTTGTATGTTAAAAATAAAACATACTATGAACTTTTAATGAATGATAATAAAGAAATATTTATTATTCGTGAATTAGAGTATAAAAAATTTAGTATGGAAAAAAATACGGTTGATCACGTTGATAATATTAAAAAAACACTCTTTCAATTGAACAGTATTGAAAAACCAATCAAGGCTATTTCATCCTATAAACTTCAAGAATTAATTGATATATCTTGTAAATTAGGAATTCAAACAATAAATAAACTTACAAATAAGTCTAAAAATAAAAATGAATTATATGAAGAAATAATTCAATCATTTTAAAAAATTGAAATATAATTTAAAAAATATGTTTTATATTATATAACAAATGTCTCTTATTAAAAAAACAATCAATTCACTTTTAGAACAAGAATCATCCATTAAGTTACCAGGAAATGTTCTAGGAGTAGAAGTGAGTGATATTTATAAAAATTTAGATTTATCTACAAAAGAAAAAGTAGATAAGATAAATAATGAAAAACATAAAGAAGAAATTTTAAAAGATATCTCTGATCCTGAATTAAAAGAAATATATGAAAAACTAAATAGTAAAACAAAAGCAGAACTTGATAAATTACCCATTCGTGACAAATATATTCTTCTTAAAAAAATGGCAGAGGATAAAAAAAAGAAGAAAATGGATTTAAAAGAGGAGAAAGAAAAGAGAGAAAAGAGAGAGGAGAATGAGAAGAAAGAAAAGAGAGAAGAAAAGAGTGAAGAGAAAAGAGTGGAGAATGAGAAGAAAGAAAAAAGTGAATCTATCCATATCAATGCTCCAACTGAACTTTTGGAAGATGAATTAGATGAAGAGAATGAAANCGTAGAAAAAAAGGGTAAAAAAGATGAAAAGAGTGAAAAGAGTAAAAATGANGATCTTCAAATTAAATTTAATGAATTAATCCGACAATTTTACTCATCCAATCCATTTGTAACTAGTCAAAGTATTGTCCCTGAATTAGAGGTTAGATTTGGAACCAAAGGAATTAAACCACTATCCAGATCTGATTATGATAATGTAATTAAAAAACTCAAATCTTTTGGCTTTGAAAATCCGGATCCTTCAGGAATATATTCCTTGCGTATTAATTGTGAATATTTAGATAGCAATACAGGAAAATTCAAATTATCTGATGTAAGAACTGAGATCAATGGACTACATAATATTCAACTCTACTGTAAAAATAATAACATTAAAGAATTATACACTACCAACACATCATGTATCAAATTTTTAAAGAAGAAACCCGTTAGAAATAATAAAGGAGATAAAGTTTTTCCAGTGAATTTTGATGATTTTAATTTCAGAGTTTCCTATTCCAATGAAGAGGAAATCAAACATGGAGTTAAAAATTTTATTATAGAAAACTGGAAAAAATCCAAAAAAATATTTCGTTATTTAAATCGTGTCACTTTTACACACAAAGATTATCCTTTTAATGTGGATATTAGTATTACAAAATATGGAAATAAAGGTGTCAATAATTTTGGATATAATACCATGATTCCAGTTTATAGTGTAGATGATTCCAATGTATTTTCCAATCCAGAAACCTATGAAATTGAAATAGAAATAGATAACCGAAAAATTGGTCCTGCAACCCCATTCAATTCACCTGATTCCATATTAATGGCTTTGAGAAAAGTAATTAAATTTGTTTTGGGCGGCTTACAAGGAACAAATTATCCTATCTCCTATTCTGAGCAAAAGGGTATATTAGATGAATACATGAAAATGATTTGGATGGAAGATTATGATTTTAAAAAGAGGATTGATAATAGAAATTTTATTGGTCCAAATTCAGTGACTCTTCAATTAAAAAATGTTTCACCTGTGAATGANAATTCAAATATTATCAATATACGGAAAGATTTTGTGGTNACAGAAAAGGCAGATGGAACACGTNANTTAATGTATATAAATAATAGTGGTAAGATATATTTTATAAATACAAACATGAATGTCATTTTTACTGGAGCAAAAACNGAAAACAAAGATTGTTTTAACTGTTTATTAGATGGTGAGTTAATTTCTCATGACAAAAATGGAAACTTTATTAATTTATATGCTGCTTTTGATATTTATTATTACAATAAGAAAGATGTACGTTCTTTGTCTTTTATGATCAAAGATATTAAAATAGATAATTTATACAATGCAAGATATGAAATTCTAAAATTAGTGACAAGTTCTTTAAAACCTACCTCGGTAGTAACTATCAATGGAAATACAAGTACAAATACGAATATAAGTTCTAGCAAAGAAAAAACCATGGCCAATATTTTGAGTAAAAATAAAGACAATCTAGTAAGTTCACCCATAAGAGTGGTTAGTAAAGAATTTTATCCTTATCATAATAAACAAAGTATATTTAGTGGTTGTAATGAAATCTTAACAAAAGTCCATGAAAATAGATTTGAGTATGAAACCGACGGATTAATATTTACACATGCTTATTTTGGTGTTGGATCAGATAAACTAGGTGAACCTGGACCAAAAACAAAAATAACCTGGGAATATTCATTTAAATGGAAACCACCACAATTTAACACCATTGACTTTTTAATCACAACCTTAAAAGGAACAAGTGGAGACGAAATTATAAAGCCTATCTTTGAAGATGGATTGAATACAGAACTAGTAAGTCAATTAAGCGAATATAAAATCATTGAATTACGTTGTGGTTTTGATGAAAGAGTCAATGGATACATCAACCCTTGTCAAGATATCATAGACGACAAACTTCCTGAATATAAAGATAAATATGATGATAGTAGATGCAATAATTATATTCCGCTTAGATTTTATCCTACAGATCCATATGATAAAAATGCAGGATTATGCAACATCATGTTAAAATATGATGAATCCGGAGTGAAACAAATGTTTTCAGAAGAAAACGAAGTATTTACAGACAATACGATTGTTGAATTTAGCTATGATTTTGATCGTAAAAATGGTTGGAGATGGATTCCGTTACGCGTTCGTCATGACAAAACGACCGAATATAGACTTGGTTTTAAACAATACGGTAATTCTTATACAGTAGCCAATAATAATTGGAATTCCATTCATTATCCAGTAACCGAAGATATGATTCGTACAGGATTAAATATTCCAGATATTTTAGTAAGTGAAGATACGTACTACAATACGCCTTCAGGAAAATTTCTTACGGAATCCATGAAGAATTTCCATAATTTGTATGTGAAAAAAATGTTAATTAAATCTGTATCTAAAGAAGGGGATAAATTGGTTGATTTTGCATGCGGAAAAGCAGGTGATTTACCAAAATGGATCGCAGCTAAATTGTCCTTTGTATTTGGAATAGACATTTCGCAAGATAATCTTGAAAATAGATTAAATGGTGCTTGTGCGCGATTTTTAAATAACAAAAAAAGTAATAAAAATATTCCGTATGCATTATTTGTCAATGGTAATAGTGCCTATAATATAAAAAATGGAAGTGCGATGCTAAATGATAAAGCAATACAAATAACAAAAGCAATCTTTGGAATTGGAAGTAAAGATGTAGAGAAACTTGGCAAAGGAGTTGCTAGACAATATGGAGTATGTGAAGACGGATTTAACGTATCATCCTGTCAATTTGCAATCCATTACTTCTTAGAAAATCCGGATACGTTGCAGGGGTTTTTGAGAAATGTGGCTGAATGTACAAAGTTAAATGGATATTTTATAGGAACTGCTTATGATGGAAAATTGGTGTTTAATTTGTTAAATAAAACAAAAACAGGAGAAAGTATTCAGATTATGGAAAATGGGAAAAAAATATGGGAAGTAACTAAAAGTTACGGAAGTGATAAATTTGAAGACGATGCAAGTTGTATTGGTTATAAAATTGATGTCTTTCAAGAATCTATTAATCAAACCATATCAGAATATTTGGTTAATTTTGATTATTTAAATCGCGTATTTGAATCTTATGGGTTTAAAATAATAGATAGAGAAGAAGCAAAAGAATTAGGGCTTCCTGAAGGAAGTGGATTGTTTAGTGAATTATTTATAAATATGATGGAAGAAATAAAAATAAACAAAAACAAAGCAAAAGATTATGGAAATGCTCCAAGTATGTCATCGTTTGAAAAGAAAATTTCCTTTTTAAATAGATATTTTGTTTATAAAAAAATCCGTGAAGTGAACACAGAAAAGGTAGAATTAGAAATGTCCGAATTTAATGAATATGATGTAAATGAGAATTTAAAAGAAACGCAAAAAGCGGTGAAAGTTTCTAAAAAAGAAAATAAAGAACTTAAACCTAAAATTCGTAAATTATCCACAAAATTATTACTTCTTCCTTCCAACGAAGAAGCAAAAGATGAAACACCGTCTATCATGAAAGCACCTATAACAGATGCTAAAAAAACGAGAGTAAAAAAAATAAATACTACTAAAAAACCGTTAATCATTATGGATGATGAAGATTAGGAAGAAGATTAGGTAAAATATTACTTAAATAATAATTTTTATAATATATAGTTAAATGAGTTACTATATATTACCAAAAACAAATAATAATATATCTATTCATGTAGAAGTAAATAATACAACGATAAATGATACAACGATAAATGATACACCATTAAATAATACAATGATAAATGATGAAAATAAGTTATATGTATCAAATACTCTTTATAATTATTATCATGATATTATGACAGAACTAAGTTTTTTTTTTATAGATAATAATGAATTACTATCATTAGAAGAATTTGTTAGAATTGTAAATCCTTATGAGTACATCCATACGCTTGTTTCAGGGACCAAAATTTCAGTAAGTAAATTAAAAACGGATACAAATATATTTTATGATTTTTTAGAAATCATGATTACGTTAAATCTTTTAGAGTCAAAACAAAAAGATATTCAATTGTTAATAGTTAGTAAAAATTACAAAGATATAATACAATGTGTTGAACTAGTGAGAGAAAATAATAATGATCATAAAGTATTTTTTAATGAGATTAATGATACCTATTTTCACTGCATAAGTAATACGATAAGTAATACGATAAGTAATACGATAAGTAATACGATAAATAATACGATAAGTAATACGATAACTAATATAGAATATTATGATTTCATGTTTTTTGAAGCAAATACCGAAACCTTGGATACTTATATGATTGATTTAATAAAATTTATCATGATTATATTCAAACAAATGAAAAATAATGGAATCTGTATTATAAAAATAGATTCCATCTTTTATAAACCGATTGTTGATATTTTATATTTATTATCATCCTGTTTTGAAAAAGTATATATTATAAAACCGAATACAAATAATATAACAACCTTTGAAAAATATATTGTTTGTAAATACTTTATAATCAATGAAAATAAAAGTAAACTATATCATTTAAACTATGATATACTAGGTGACTATTTATTAAAATTAAAGTTAAAGTTAAAGTTAAAAGATGAAAGAATTTTATCGCTTATACAGTCAGATACACCTTGTTATTTTATTAATAAAATAAACGATATTAACACCATTATAGGTCAACAACAGTTAGAGTCACTACATCAAATCATTAATATTTTAAACAGTAGAAATAAAAATGATAAAATAGAATTAATGAAAAAAACGAATATACAAAAGTGTGTAAATTGGTGTGAAAAATTCAAATTACCATGTAATAAATTTACTGAAAAAACGAATATGTTTTTGCCTGTTTCAAAAGAAAAGGAAAAAGAGAATGAAAATATGATTTTTTTAAATAATCTTTCAAATACTTCAATCAATGATTTAAATTGTGATGATACAAATGAAAACAATAATAATGTTGATATAAATTTTTACTTTGACGAAATAATAGATGAAAAATAGGATTATCTAATATTTGAATACAGCATTGTAACGTTCTTGGTCCTTTAATTTTGTTCTATTTCCTAAAAATTCAAAATATTTTTTAGATATTTTATATTGTTCTGGTTTTTTATTTTTTAGTACTTCTAAACGGACTTTCATAATCATTCCCACTTGCCATATACGTTTGTGTGTATATTTTTTAGCCTTGTACAGTTTTTCTAGTTTATCAATTGTATTTTTGACATCTTCTGTGGTTGTGTATTTAATAGGAATGGTGTCTTTTGGATTTTTATCTATGTAGACATCAAACGACTTTTTTGGATCATTCGGGTTATATAAGAATGTTTTTTTGGTTTTTGATTTTGATTTTGATTTCGTATTTATTCTTTTTTTCGTTTTCATCCTTATAATTATCATAGATTTAAAATATAAATATAAAATTTTTAATAAAAAATATTTTAATATGATCTTGAAGGTGTATTATAGGTATTTGGACTTTGAGAGAAATGATTTGAACTTTTAGTGGTTGCTATAAAATAACGATATGGAGATGGTTGTGACGCAGGAACTTGGTACTCTGGAAGTTTTCTATAATAACATAATTTTTTATTTTGAAATGGATAAACCGTTGGAGAGTTACAATTAGGAGCTTTATTTTTGAAATAATTAGTAACGTTATTATTATCACCTCTATATATTTCATTCGCAGTTATTAATTGACCACCTGTATTGTTATTACGTTGAATAGAAGCAGCATTGGTTGAAATTGTATCTACATTCAATTTTAATAATCTTGTACTACTACTTACAGCTCCTTGTACAGCATATTGAGGATTATTTGGTTTATATACAGTAAGTTTACAACCATTCGGATTAGAAGGACCCGAGAAGGGAACCCCGTAATAAGGATTTTTAATAAAGTTTACAAATTCGTTCACTGCTGCGGTTTTTGATTCATTTGGTAATCCATTCAAGTATTCAAATAATGTATCAAAATTGAGAGAATTGATTTTTTCGTATTCACTCACTTGTGCTTGTGTTAAAATTCCCTTATTTAACAAGATATTTAATACTTTTGCAAGTAACGCGGATTCCGTAGCATCAAAAATTTCAGCATTTGGAAAACAATTTGCAACATAGGTATTATATGTGGCAAGCGCACTGCCTGGTTTTGCAAGAAGAAGTTGTTGAGGAGTAACATTCGTATTATTAAGTATTTCATTTTTAATGACTGGATTTGGTTGTTGAAAGTTAAATGCCTTTTGTTCAAAAGTTTGACATCTATTTTGTAAATATTGTTTGGTCGTTGTATAATAATTCTTTTTTAAATTCGTGCTTGCATAGATCACTCTTCTACGTGCTTTATATTCTTCATTACAACATAAAACAGGGTTTTGGGTATTTGGTTCTGGATTTTCAGTTAAATAAGTATTGTTTGGATAATAAGATGCGACTATTCCTACGCCTTCACATGATTTACAATTGAGATCTAATTCTAAAATATTACTAAGTTCACTCGGTTGATTTTGTTTGATACTATAACTTCCTGGGTTATCTTGCATTTCATTAAGTAGACCACGACCACCATGACCTCCTCCTAGTGATGTTCCTTTACTTGATTTGACAAAACGATTCATATTATAGTTTATTAGTTTGGTTTCAGCAACATCTATTTGGCTCTCTGGTTCAACGGGTTCAATAGGAGTGGATGGAATCACACGTCCTTTTCTGTAATGTTTAATGGGTCTTGGAATAAAAACTCTTGTACGAAAATAGGTTCTTGAAGGAAAAGAACCGGATAAAAATACGTTACCAGAATCTAAATTCGTAAGAGGTCTTATGTGACTAGGTGCTGTTCCAACTGGGTTACTAAATGGTCCTGTTCCTTTCCATGATATATATTGACCTGGTAATGTAGAATTTTTATAACCACCAGATTGAAAACTTCTCATTCCTTGTGGATAAAATGCGGTTGACATATAATATTATGAAAGAAAATAAAAACAAATATATATAAGAATGTTATCATTGATAACAATCATTAGTTTCTTCTTTAGTATTTTATTGATTTATCAAATTAGTGAAGTATTTTTTATGAAAAGAAGCTTTAAAGAAGGTATACTAAGTATTCAACCTTTACAACTTCCATATGCTTCCCAAATTGGTGCTACTAATTTTGATCCAAAAACAAAACCTGTAAATACTTATTATAGAAATGCAAAATTTAATATTGATATTCAAGGACATTCTTTACATTCAACTTTAAAAGTAAATAAATAATATTCTAATATTATAATATGGTGATATTTATTTTGATTTTATTTTTTATTATTTTAATTACTTATCAAATATTTTTAGGACAATCTCAAGAAAAAATAGTGGAAGGATTGTTAGATATGGTTCCTACATTGTCGCCTCAGTTTATTCCAACTGCTTCACCTACCAACGAAATGCTTCCTAATTTACAATTCACACAAGTGTATAAACAATATGATAAGCAAATCTCACATAATACGTTTTTATTAGCACAACAAAATGCAGGAAACATAGAATTTTTGAAAGAGAGAATTCAGGCGATTCAAAATATGTATTCCCAAGTTCAAGATTTAAGCATGAATGTAGCAGCATTAAGTTCACAAGTTAGCAGTTTAGTTGAATCACAGCAACAATATGCTACACAAATGGCTGGAAGTGAACCTGTTAGTATTTCAGGAACGTCTTAAAATAGTATAATAATAGTATAATAGTATAATAGTATAATAATAGTTTTATATAAAAAATAAATTA